TCTTCCGGAGTTACGTCAATAACTATTTCGTTTGGTAGGCTCATAGGATGATAAAGGTGTTTGGCTCAGTGTCTTCTATAAAGGCGATGTCGTAGGATTCGAGGCGGTTGCGAGTGTTCTCGTCAACATTTTTGACTCTGACGTTTATTGAAGGTTTTAAAGCGCGGCTTGATAGAATTTTGCAGATGTCTTCTAGAAAGGTATTGTCAAGGAGTTCAATAACAGTGCTTACGTCTACACCAAACTTCGCACCAGCAGGCTCTTTTACTGTCACACTATCGCCTATCACAATCATCCCGTCAACGCGCATCGAGACGACAATGGATTTCTCGTGCTTTACCCACAACATCTCGTCTATAAGCGAGGATTGATGGTGATGCTCGCGTTTAGCTTTGAGAGCGTTGCGTAGAATTGTAGCGTACGAGTCTTGAGTGAAGCCCATTATCGAGGGATCGACGACAAGAGCGCGAGGGAATTGACGGATTACTTGACCGATAATAGGGGCGAAGCGGTCGAAAGCGTGTTTGCGGTATTTTGATGGAATGGTGTCCATGTTAGGAATACTTGGCGAGAATGGCGCGGGCTTTTTCAGTCACAGCCTTAGCTTCATTGAGCGCGATATTGTTAAGCCATTCTTCGCGCCGTGGGTTTGCAAAGTACTTCATCATGTCACGCAACGCTTCGACCAACTCGGCGCGCTCGGTGGTGAATTCTTCGGAGATGATGGACGCGGCGGTACTTTGGGACGGTAATGGCACTTCGGTATATATCCGCAGTGCCGCTCGCAACGCGGCAGGGGAGGGAGTACTCATTTTGAGATTTAGCCAATGAATCTTAAAAGCCTTACTCGAAAATAATTGCATTTGCCTCGTCACGCAGCCTTCGGCGTTGTTCGGCTTCTTCGCGTAAGGATTTGTTAGCGGCTCGGATTCGATCACGCAACTCTTTCTCAAGCCGTTCTGCTTTTTCGTGCCCTGCACGGTAACCTGCGCGACACACCTCGCAACACCACATTGCTTTTGGTAGGTAAGAGAAGCGTAAGAAAGAAGCGTAAGGAGAGTGACAATCTTGGCATGGCCTTAAGCCGCGCTTTCTGTCCACGCTGTCTTTCATAGCCTTTCCGTAGCGGCCTAGACGAGCGTATTCCGTGATGCGACGGTTATTTAGCAAGGCTCCGATTGGATCACGCCACGAGGAACGGAGATAGACCGATGGGTCCATTGTGACTGACGGTGTGAAATCACTCATACAAACTTCTGCTCCATTTGTTTAGTGTTGTAACGCTGTAACCCTTGTGCCAAAAGCATGATATTGGATTCGCGGTCAGTGGTGAATGGACCAATGTCTATACCTTCCGCGCGTAGTAATTCCCACCACTTCATCTCATTCTGATTCGAGAAGATTGTGCGTGCATGGTTGTGGAAAACCTTACCAATAGGCTCGTCTTTATTCTCCACTAAGTATTGCAACGGCTCGATCTTGTCCGCGATAGCTTGTATCTCGTTAGGGCGAGCAAGCTTTGCAAAACGCTCGATGTACGTTGATGCGCGTTCGTTTAGCAATCGGGGAAGCATGTTAGAACGTTCCAGCATGTTAGCGAGGATCGTTATGGCACGGGGACGTAGGTAGTACGTGTTGATATAGTTGTTAGCAAGCTCTATCGTTGCGTCTTTCAAACCAAGCGCCTTGTCAAGTTCCTCCGGGAATGAGAACTCGTTAACGCGGATGCCTTTTGGCAAACCGGGAAGCTTAATGTAGTTGATGTGCATTTCAAGTGACAGATTCAGAGTGTTTTGGTTGTAGCGTTTCACCGATAATAAATTGCACATCCACAACCGATCCGGATTCGATTTCATCGAAGCGTCTGATGATGTATTTGTGGGCAAAAAATCTTGTGCGATTATCTCCCCAACCGTAAGGATCACAGTCGAATTTCCCTTCACCACTATCGAGACCTAACATCAAAACATACACGCCTTGCGGTTCGCCAAACCCAGCGCGTGCTAGCAAATACCGGTCGGCTTCACAACCCGGCTCAAGTTTCACGGCTAGAACAGGTATAAAGGTGCCGTTGTCTCGAAGTTCAAAGGTTTTAGCAGTCATAATTCAAATGGTGAGCGCGGCAGAGAATTTCACTCTGCAGTTTGTAGGATTATCCACACAACGACCTGGGTTTACAGGATGCCTATTCATCCACCTACACGTTGTCTGGTGCGTCTTATTCCGCCACGCGCTCATTAGATTATTGCGACTAACTTTGAAAAAGCTTCGTTGGTCGGTTATGGGGTGAAAATGATTTCTTCGACAATCTTGCGTATTTTGCGAAAATTGATGGAGCGTGGTTTTTGCTCTTTTGGTTCTTCATCCTTCATCCAGTACGCCAGATGCCCGATAATGAAATCTTCACCGCGCTCGATCACAACAAGGATACCGTTGGTAGCGATAGCGTGACCGTGACTCGAAGGCAATCCATGAACCTGCCCAGTTTCGTCCATGTCTCGCCATTCTGAACGAGCAGCAAGGCATGGAGAGAAGCCGTACTTGTGAGGATCGAATAGCTTTGCCATGCGCGGAGGATAAGCGCGGCCTAGGGCGCCGAGCAAGCCTTAAAAGCGCCTTGCAGCCATATATACTTGCTTGCCATGCGGCATTATGGCATGAAAGCCTCTAAAGCTTATTCTATGCCAAGCTTGCAAGCTTTGCTAAAAGAAAAGCAGATTAAAGCCTTTCTATCTTCTGCGCGGCTTGCTATTCTTTTGGTGGATAAAGGCATCGACGCCTTTTGAAATCGAAAGAAAAACTATGATCACAGACGAAAAAGTACGCAAGGCGAAAAAGTATTTTAAGGTTTACGTGGACAGCCTATCAAACATCTCCGACCAGGAGATTTACGAGCGAGTACGCATCAAATTTCCTACAATTAGTCGTGGAAGTCGTGAGGAACACATCAGGTTTCTAGTTAAAAACGCAGTTGACGAACTATTTGTGACAAAGTCCTAATATCAACCAAATACCACTATGTCACATAACATAAACCGTTACGACCTACAGGAAGGCATTGAACAAGCATGGCACGGGCTTACAACCGTGCGCGATAGGATTGAGCTTGATACATGTTGGTTATCGAAATGGGACGTTGGAAGAACTCCTCTTTTTGCTTACGCTCCTGGCTCAGAACGGTCTCGAACTGAGTTTGACCTTCTCGTCTGTGACGACATCGACCATTTCATCGGCAAGCCAATAGGCAAGAGTTATGGTGTGATTACAAATCAATCTTTCCTCGTCCTAATACGCACCAGCCTTACTGGCATGGGCCACAAAATATGGTCTGTCGGTAGCGTACGCAATCGCGGGCGAGTGTTTGTAACGATTAAGCTTGACCAAGACCATGTGCGCAAATGCGCCAAGCGCGAGTTTCAGGATTACATAACATTTGGTAACTCACACGACCAATCAAGTGAGTTGTTCACGGCGAACACTAGCATTTGTACCGTATGCGACAACACCTACAGTATGAATCTCTCAATCGTGCGCGGACAGGTTGAGAACGATGATGGTGAGATGGAAGATGATAGCGTTGATTGCCGATTGCGGCACTCGAAGAACGCGGTATCTCGCCTACCTGCGATTGCCGATATGATCGACAAGGCGATTGGCGTGAGGGCCGAGTTTTACAAGGCGCTTGAATCGTTCGCAATGGTCAAATGCGACGAAAGCAAAGCCGAGCGGTTGTTCACTGGTTTTGAGGCAAGCGATGATGCGAAAGCGGTGAGTACCACAACACGTAATCGCGTAGGCGAGCTAGTCAGCCTCTTTAAGCGCGGTAAGGGGAATCGTGGCGAAACCCTCGCTGATGTATTCCAAGCTACGACAGATTACTATACGCACAGCCACACTCGCAAAGACCTCTGGAAACAATTCGAGGCGAGCGAGTACGGCAGCGGTGCAAGCGCGAAGCGCCAGATGTTCGACACCTTGCGCAATGGCGACAGGCTCGAGCGCACTGTGAAACGCGGCGAGACACTGCTAAAAGCCTCGATTGAGTCTTTCGTATAGTTCTACGCGACCATGTTAGAGACATTAACGCGCTCAAGCTGCGGCGGAACCGCAACATTCCAAGAGGTTCCGCTTACGCCAGTATCACCACGCGGCTTATGCTCTGATACGTCAATCGCGGTCGCAATCCTCAAAGCCGACGCACTCGCCTAAAGCGCGGCTTTGAGATTCACCCCCTAAATCCTAAAAGCAGCACGCTTTTCCAAAGCCTTCCCTTTTTCCTTCCAAAGCTTAAGCCTTAAAAGTTCGTTGGTTGGTTCTATCTTGGCTTGGGGGGGGGCCTATGCCATGCCATGCCAGAGGGGTGCATAGAGAGGATAGACGTGAGGCGTATGGACAGATGGTATAGGTATTACCATCTTGTGTGTGTTAAAAAAATAGGAACCTGAACCCCTACGTCCCTACGCCTCACGTCGTCTCTATGCCTACCCCTCTTTGGCTTTCTCCCTACCCCTCCCCCCCCCTGAGCCAATATAGAACCAACCAATGGATAATTCCGGCTAAAGCTTGGATCGAGGCTAAGTGCTTGATAATCTCAAATGAATTGAGGATGCAGCGCAAGGCGCTAATGGCCGCCAAAGCTCGCCATAGGCGATTCTAGCGGCTTTGATGCCTTTGGCCTATATCCGCCCGCCGGCGCTTTCCTAGGCCCTTTGGCGCAATCCTAAAATATCGACGCGTTTAGCAAGGTAGCGAGGCGTGGCAAGAAATCATGGAAATCGCTATTATGGTCGAAGCAATCATCCTTTCAATGCTCGGCAATCGCCATGCCAAGGCGCGCCATAGGGCCATAATGGCCAGAAATAAATCTACTAATGCAATGCGATTTTCCTTGCCATGCTTCGCGCCCATGCTATCTTGCTCCCGCTAGCGCGAATTCTCCGCATTATGCGGCCGCAAGCAAAAACGCATATGGCTGATACCATTCCTCAATCGAAAACCGAAAAGATCGAGCGGGCAATCCAGAAGGTACTGAGCCAGCTCAACAAGGACGTGACAAAGCGGGTCTGGACCCCCGCTGCCCATGCCGCGCTCATCACCTACATTATGAATGAGCATGGCGTGAAAATCCCGGCTGATGCAATCGAGGCATTGCGCCGTGACCTAATGGACTCGGATGTTCAGTACACCAGCAACATGCGAGCCTATCTCGGCAAGCGCAATCTCATTGCCGCGAAGCCTCAGGCCGATGCTGGCACCTTTGCCTAATCGCAATCCAAATTGAGGGTGGCTCCTCTTTTAAGCCGAATCCCCCTTGCGACCCCGCATCGGGGATTCTTTTTGTCCCCATACCTTGTTAGGCGTCCCTATCATTGTAAGGCGTCCCGCGCCCCCGCCTCAATGGCTCAAACGCGGCTTCGCCATGTCGTGCGCTATCGCGATAAAAAAGGGAGTCCTCGCCCGTCGCTCGGACTAGATTGACTAGAAGCCCTCTCGGTGAATTTTCAAATTTAGGTTCCAGGCGTCGCTATCGTATGAATTGTAGGCTCGCTTGCTTAAAAAAGCCTAGCTAAAGCTTAGGGTTTTATAGCGCTTTAGTGCGCAAAAATCGAAGGATTATGCTTGCGCCCGCGAGGATGCTATGTTACCGGCTCTTGAAGCATGAGCGATAAAGCAGAAAAGCCGAGCGCGGAGGAGCGGATTGATGCGTTGTCCGAAATCCTCCGCGCTCAACCATTGTCAGATGAGCGTAGCGTGAGGCTATTTGAGCCTTGTCACCCTCCTACACAAGAAGAAATTGCCGCAATGCCCTTAGCCTCAAATGCCTGAGATTGTCAATATCTCGCGGTGCGAATTCCCTGACGCGTTATATAACGATCCCACGCCAGATGGGGAGGCGTACTACGGGCATGATGTGCAGTGTGAGAAGCCTTGGCACCGCATCGCGATTATGCTTGCCGCGCAAGGGTATACGGTAACAGAAATCGCATTTAAACTCGAACGCACTGTCGCGTGGGTCTCAATCCTTCTTCGTCAAGACTGGGCGCGTGAACGCCTGACACAAGAGATAATGTCTGCTGGGCGGGATGAGATTGAGACTATACTCAAAGGTGCGGGTACAGAAGCCTTGCGACGAGTTATCACGCTCTCGCAAAGCGCTGAAAGTGAACAGGTCCAACTCGCGGCATCACGCGAGGTGCTTGATCGCCTCCTCGGTAAGCCCGTGCAAAAGCTCGAAACCAAGCAGGATGTTGTGTTTACTGACGTAACCCAAGCTGACGAGGAAATCAAAAAGCTTGAAATCGAGGAATCGCGGTTGCTTGGGCGGAATTGAAGCCGCGACGCCGAAGGCGGCACGCTTTAAGTCGTCATCATCATTGAAAATAACATGGAAGGTATGAAAACAATCGTCATTGCAATCATCTTATCCGCGTTTTCGCTTTGCGGCGCGGACACCAATCTTCCCACTGTTCAAACCACACTAGGAGAGCCAAAGGCTGGGGTAAAGGGGTCTTACCTCTCTGATATTAGTGTGTCGCCGTATGGGACTGTGGCATTCAACCGTTTTGACGGTAAGGCGCGGACTGGCGCAGGTGTAGAGCTTGCTATTGGCGCGTCACGGACGGTTTCGCTTGTCGCTTTTGGAGAGAGTGATAATGTGGACCACTATCTCGTTGATCGCGCGGGCCTTGGCCTTCGTGTTACTGGCTCCCTCGGTCCGCGCTTTCATCCCTTCGCCGGATTGTTAGGAGGTTACAAATTCGACAATATCGAAAATCCATCTGAACCCTGGTTTCTTCGACCACAATTTGGCGTAGGGATTGACTTGGCAAAATACCACGGCTGGGAGATACAACTAAAAGCCGCTTGGGGTCTTGACGTTACCACGGATGGTAATTCTCAACAGCGCCTCACCGGCTTTTTGACTCTTGGAAGGCAATTCTAATGGCTTTGACCGTCATAGTCAAAAATCCTTTCCCGTGCCGCGATAAGACCCCTCGCAATGGGTTCCGAAAAATTGAAGGCGCGCCTTCGTTGTACCGCGCTCGAAATTGGCCATACAAGGGCCGTCGAACTCTGGTAAAACGCTACCAATGAACTTTTTGTCGGACCTGTTCAGGGACCGAAAACACGAACAAATCATCCTACGACTGAACTCGATCCTTGTCGAACTGGATGATATAAAGAGAAAGCAGAAAAACATGGCAAATACAGTAACAGAACTCGAAGGTAAGTTGGAAACAATCGAAACGGGCCTCACTGATGTTGGTTCTAAACTTGATGAGGGTTTGGGAGAGGTTGTGGCAGAAATCGCCAAGCTACGTGAGCAGCTCAACACCGTGCAACTCCCTGCTGGTGCTCAAGCGCGGCTTGATAGCATCACTGCAAAAACCTCCGCACTCCAAACCGTCGCAAAAACCCTCGCTGACATCGTGCCGAACGAACCAACCCCATAATGCCCGGCATCGCTGGCACACTTCACGAATTCAAGGGTGGCAAGCTCCACAGTGGGTCCAAGAGTGGCCCTATTGTGAAGAACCGTGCACAAGCCATTGCGATTGGTTTATCCGAAGAACGCCGGATGGGGCACCGTGTCGCTAACATGGTTAAGAAAAAGAAAGGAAAATAATATGTCACTCCTGCGCAACGACTCAACCACCCTTGCTAAAGACCTTCCTTCGGTTGTCAACGACGACCGTCCTGAACTCGAAACCTACGGCAAGCTGTGCAACGATCGTCCGAATAGCGCGGACAAAGAAGGCATGAAAAACGCTATGAAGCAGATTGATGAGGTGGTTGGTGACTAGCGTTGGTGAAGACCATATCGTTGTCGACGTTGAAATACAGCGCCGTATCGAAGACCTTCCAAACGGCTGGGACGACACTGACAAAATGGGTGTCGCTTGCGCCGTCGTCTACGAATTCCTAACCGACCGTTTTCGTGTTTATGGCCCGAATGATGTCGACATCCTCAAATCGCGGCTCAAGAAAGCCGACCGCATTAGTGGCTTTAACATCTGGCGATTTGACTTCCCTGTTATCTTCGGCCTTCCATCGCGTGAACGCGTTGAGGACTTACGAAGCAAAACAAACGATCTTTTGCTGCGAATCTGGCGTTCATTACACCTTGACGCGGAAAAGTTTGGTTCCGCTCACAGAGGTTGGAGTCTCGACAATGTCTGCAAAGCCACACTCGGCCTTAGCAAAATCGCTTCTGGTGAGCAGGCTCCGAAATGGTTTCAAGAAGGCGAGCACGCGCGAGTGATAAATTACTGTGTCGATGACGTGACCCTCGAACGCGATCTCACTACTTTCATCGACAAATATGGTTTCGTCTGCAACTCCATCTACCTCCAAAACCCTCTCCGTATTGTTCCCGAATGGCGACCCTGACTGCACCCATAAACGATGTCGAGCTTTTACTGGTTCGCCAGCGAAAAGCCAAGCTCCTTCGTCAAAAGGTCGCGGCAATCAAGAACGACGGTCTCCCATTCTACCGCCCACACCCTAAACAGGACATCTTCCATTCTTCTAGTGCTCTTCGTCGTGCTACCTTCACCGGCAATCGTTGGGGAAAATCAACTTGCGGTGTCGCCGAAGACGCAGCTTGGCTACGAAATGAGCGCATCTGGTACAAACAAAGATTCGACATCCTCAACCGCGATGGATCATTACATCACACTCACGATGGGAGCGAGAACCATCCCTTTGTTCGTCAGGCGATTCCGCAGAGACCTGTCAAGGGTCTAGTCATGTGCGAGAATTGGGACAAGGTTGATGAAATCTTTACATCAGAGCGCGGCGAAGAAGGCAAACTATGGAAATATCTCCCTCGTGATGGCTTTGTTAAACGTAAGACCCGAAATCACGAGGGCAAAATCTGTATTGTGGAGTGCGCGAATGGTTCTATTCTGCGCTTCGCTACCGTCAAATCGTGGCTAAACGATCCACGTTCGATAGAGTCGAGTGACTGGGATTGGATACATGTTGATGAACCCATACCAGAAGGCATGTGGAAAGGCGCTTCACGCGGCCTTGTTGATAGAAACGGGGCTGCTTGGTTCAATCTCACTGCTCTATCAGAGCCTTGGATCACAGATGCTTTTCTACCGGGTGGCACATTTGAAGGCCAGTGTTTCAAAGTCGAAGGTTCAATCTACGACAACCCCTACCTTAAGCCGGAAGGTATCGCGATGTTCGAGGCGTCACTCACCGAAGAAGAAAAAGACTGTCGTTTGATGGGCAAGCCCCTTCACCTCGCCGGCCTTGTTTACAAGGAGTTCAAGTATGATAAACACGTGCTCCAAACGCTTCCAAAAGGTTGGCTTGGATTTGACTCGCCGCCTAAGGATTGGTCTTACTACTACTACATCGACCCCCATCCACGCATTCCACATTGCGTGCTCTTTCTCGCCGTTGACCCATTTCAGCGTCTATATTTCTTCACGGACCTGTTCGAGCGTTGCAAACCACTTGACCTCTGCAAGCTAATGCACGGGGTGCTCAATGGTTGTAATGTCATCCACGGTCGTTGCGACCCTATCGCCTTTATTGAAGACCCCGAAACCGAGCATTGTTGGGCAGACGACTTTGCACAAGGTGGGTTTCCTTGCGAAAAGGCTGTCAAAGACCCGATGCGCGGTATCTCACGGGTCCAACAGCGTCTTGCAGAAAACCCGCCTTCGATCTTTTTCTCGCCATCGTGCCGTCGTGCCTTATGGGAAATACAACGTTGGCCTTGGATGCCGGAGAAAAATAAGCCGCGTGATGAAGACGACCATGCAATGGAATGCCTATACCGCGCCATCCTTGATGAACCTTGCTACGTTCCTCTAATAGAAAAATCTCGCCCTATTCGTGACGAGGTAATCGACCGACCGCAACTCGATCTTGGTAAATTCTCCATGTCGATATGAAAACCATCCTGCTCCTCTTGCTCTCAACACTATCGTTGTGCGCTCAAACCACCCCAAACCAGCGCAAGAACACCATCCCTGCTACCAATGTTTGGGTTGCCGCGCCTGTTGGTGGTATCCTGTATGATCTCGAAGTCTACAACCTTAGTGCGAGCACGCTCTATGTCCATATCTTCAATACTAACGCGTTGCCAGCTAATGGGGCGTTTCCGACTGTCGCGCCAGTTCAGCTTCCTGCGAACAGCACCGCGACATTCTCCTACTACAATGGTCGCAAGTTCGATACTGGTATAACAATCTGTACCTCAACAACACCCTTGACTCTAACCAACGGCACAGCTAGCTTCAAAATGTCCATCAACTACGGAGGCTCTCAGTGAAAAAGTTCCTTGTCCTTGCTGGTCTTTTGGTGTTAACCGCGCTCCTAATCGCTCCGATTACGATTGTGCCTTCTGGTGGTGGTGGTGCACCAGGACCTCCTGGTCCTGGGATCACGACTAACGGTAATCAGTTTGGCGAGAGTGTGGAGTTGACGATCAAAGATGGAGCATTACAAACCAATGGGTTATTTTGGAATTCGCTGACTGTAACGGGAGCACCGGCGCGGCTTAGTGTCGTTAGCAACTTGGTGGTCGGCCAGCACGGTGGGACCGAGATGTTTTTCTATCCTTCCAACGGTGCTTTCCGGGCTGGAGATGGAGGAGGAGTATGGAACAGCTCCCTTGGAAACGACTCGTTTGGAACTGGACAACTTACACTGGCCAGCAACGCTTTGGATTTTGCAGCGGGCTACGGCACTATTGCAATGGGCAGTAGATCGGCGGCCTTTTGCAGTCTTACTATTGCCTCCGGAGGAAGCAGCTTTTCCTGCGGTCAAAATAGTATTTCTTCTGGCAACGCTTCGTTTTCTTGCGGGGCAGACGGAGTGGCTTCTGGAATGTTTTCTTTCGTCGCAAATGACTTCAATGTAGCGCCAGGAATATCTGCTTCCGCGTTTGGTTTCGGCACTCGCGCTCAGGGCGAAAATTCCTTTACGGCTGGAAATAACACCACAGCTTCGGGTCAGGATAATATCAACCTTGGAACCGCTAATCGAACCTCGAATAATTTCGCGCACGCTTACGGAGTCAACGTAACGAACTTGGTGGCGAACACTATAGCTTTCGGTTCAAATGTATCACAGCTGCGTTTAGATGGAACCCTAGCTTCTTTTAATGGTGGTATGAATGTTGGCATTGCTGGCAACGTCTCAGTTACCAATGGATTAGGAGTAGTTGGTGGTGGAATAACAAACGCTGGCAATAGCTACAACGCTGGCTCAATGACTAATGGAACAGGATTTACAAATGGCGGTCTTGTTCGAGTTCTTGGCAATACTTTTACTTCTGGCATTACTAACAACGGTGACTACACAAACTCTGGAAATATCTACAACAATGGCACACTAACAAACGGTGGCGCCGCTAACATCGTTGGTGGTGTTACTAATTGGGGTGCGATGCAGACAAAAGGAACAGCAGATTTCGCGGGATCGGTGACGAACGAAGGCTCGGTTAACACTACTGGAGGCAATACTAACTGGACAGGGTTTCAGGTAGTTGGCACCGCGAACTTTCGTAGCAACGTTGTAGTATCCGCTGGCCAAGGTGCCGCAAGCAATGCGTGGGTTGGAGGCACGTACTTTCAACAGATCGGCACGGCTTTCACAAACCTCAATGGCGCGGGTACTATGAGCAATCTTGCTAACATGTCGATAACAGGGAACACTCTTACTAACAACGGTGATACCTTATTTGCCGAGTGGGGGATCAAACTGCAGAATACTAAGGAAAACACCAATCAATTCCAGTTCTTTTACGGTGCTACTACAATGCTCGACACCGGCCTTCAAATAGCTTCAAACTGCACCGTGCGAGCTACTTGCACTATCTCTCGCACTGGCAATGCTTCTCAACACGTCGAAGCGCATCTTGAATGGGGGCCGGGTGGAGGCACACCATTCGCCTTCACTAACGCTAACCTTGAAATGGCTGAAAACAATGGCATCGCTAACATTCTAAAAGCGATGGGTGGTGCTCGTGCCGTTGGCGCTCATACTAATAATTTCTTCCGTGTTGAATGGAAACCTACTCCGAGATGACAAAAATCCTTTGGTTTTTCTTTACGCTTCTTTCACATGTAACATGTAGAAAGTGTTATCACTGTGGGCGATATAGTTCCGTTAGTAACATGTGCCAAAAGACTAACCATACTTGAATTTGCAAAACTTGCTAGAAAGTCAACATGTTAAATGACGGCAATCAGATGCGTGAACAAACAACAAGAAAACGATTTGTTAAAAGACGTTCAAGAACACGACAGGTTGTTGCGCGGCAATGGTAACACCGAAGGTTTATTACATTCTGTGCGCGATTTACTAGAAGAAGCCAAAAGCCGTAAGCGACTCCAACAGACTATCTTAATTGGCGTTATTAGTTTGCTGGTCGAACGAGTTTTAACTCTTTTATCAAAGTTAACATGAAAAGCTGGAAAATGATGACTGGCGGCGTTTTGCTCGCGATTGGATCATGGGCAGCCGGTCAGGTTGAGGTGGTGTGGCTTTGGAAACTTGGCCCACTGTTCCAGAGCCTTGGTGCGCTATTCATTAGTTTTGGCCGGGACAATAATGTGCCTTCCGAAGCCGTACCAGGCGCCGCGAGAAACGCCGATAAGATCAGGCACGATACCCAGTTCACAACGAAAGAACCATGATACGTGGACCTCTTAACCGATTATCTGCGTGCCGTCGCGCTTGGTCTAGTCGTCGCGGGCTTGATTATTTTGTGGAAACATTGTAAGCACCCGCCGAAATGAAACTACTCGCATTAGCATTATTCACGGCAGTTTTGTTGACTGGTTGCAGCTCGTTTCACGTCACGCAGACCGATGAAAGCCCAAACGAACGAACTATCAGAACGGAAATCACGGCTACCGCGTTCTTCTCGTCTGCCCAAAACCTCTCGAAGCTCAAAGCGCTCCAGACGGATAAGACCCAATCGTTCGGAGTTGACGCACTCGGGCAGCAAGGTGCGACCAACACGGTCGAAGCCCTAAGACAGGTGGTTCGGATTCTGGAACTTTTACGCCCCACACCATAAAAACACTCGCCCTACTGGTTCTATTGCTGCCCGTCACGTCGCTTGTGGATGGGCAAGAGAATAACTGGAATTGGACCTGGACTGCACCAGAGCCGCCGCTACCAAACACCCAATACTTGGACTACGGTTGGGATTCGACGAGTAACGGTGTTCCTCCGATCTCCGCGCTTTATCTAAGTAGAATCAGTCCGCGCCTATTTGTTAAGGTAATGCCAAATCCACCCTTTCCCCCTTCGGCCATAAGGTATCCGGCCACAGTGGCAAAAGTCACTAACGCAGTCGATACAATCAGTATTCCGTTGAATCTGGAACTAGGCGCTCTTGAGTACGACCGAGTGCAGGCTTGCGCGACCTCGCGAGGTCAAACCGTGCAGACATTTCTGACTGAAACGAACAAGGCCATAATCCGCGATATTGCTGTCCTAGAGGAAGGTAATCAGATGAACCTGATGCTGCAACGCTGGAATATGGCAACTTACGCAAAACGCTGCGCAGCATTGGAAGCGTTGCGATGAAGGACGCCAATGGCATGGGAAATCAGATGGAAACGAAAGGGCGCGAAGTACGACGATCCGATTCGCGAGACTTGGACACTCCACACGCCATTGGCCCGGACCCCGGAGGAAGCCGGCGCGATGGTGACGGTGCTTTTGAAACAGCATGATCCTCCCGTACTGACTATCGTGACAGAGGAACTGCTAAAAAAGCCAGAGATCAAGAAAGTGCTTGCCACGAAACCTTTTGAAAGAGTAAACATGAAATCTTAATGAAGAAGCTCGATTCAATCCGTTCCACCATAACCCACGGATGGCCGCAGGCCACGTTTTGGGCTTCTTCTTAAGATTCATAGGGTAAATCTCAAAAAATGGACGATTCTGTAACATCTAACCTAGCCGCTGAAAAGGTTAGTCCTTTTCACCAGCAAATGCTTGAGGATAGTAAGGTTTTAATGAAGCGTTCACGCGATGTCATGGTTAAGTATTACGGCAAGTGGGATTTGGCTGACCAAGTATTCCGTGGTATAAGGCCGAAGGATTCGGAGGACATTAAAGCGCGCGAACGTAAGGAACCTGAGAAGATGGTTGTTCCTATTTCTTACAGTCAGATTCAAACTTTCGTAGCGTTTTGCTACTCGCTTTTCACGCAACGTGAAAAGATGTTTGAGGTTGTTGGTTTCGAGGCGGATGACGATAAACCAGCTAAGGTCGGTGAAGCCTTGCTAGCGCGCGACCTTCGACACAACAAATTCGAGGCTCTTTTACAGCAATTCTTGCTCGACATTGCGCGCTTTGGCCTTGGAGTTTTTAAGGTTTGTTGGACCACTGATAAACAAATGGTTCGAGAGACGATCACAACTCAACCAATGTCTGTTTTCGGTGTCAAGCTCACGAACGGTCGACAAATAGAGCAAGAAGTTGAAAAGATCAAGTACCAGGGTAATAAGATTGTTCATATCTCACCCTACCGCTTTTTTCCTGACCCGCGCTTGCCATTAGTCCGTTTCCAAGAAGGTGAGTTCTGTGGCTCAGAAGACTTATACTCAATGGCAACACTCCGTCAATGGGAACATGAAGGTAAGATTGCTGGTGTGGATTTTATCAAATCCTTCGACCGTTCTGAGTACGAAAAAGTTGGTGGTTATCGCTTTGACTACGATGCTGAAAACATTGGTGTAATGGCTCCTGGTGCAACAATGGTTGGTAGTGGACAAATCAAGAAAACTGTTGTCATAAGTGAGATTCAGAGGGTCATCGTTCCTGCTGATTACGAGGTTGATGGCAAACGTCTTGGGACGGAGAAGCGGCCTACGAAGTATAATATCTGGATGGCGAATTACAATCGCATTATCAAGTGCGAGCCTTTAGGGTACGTGCATGATGATTTCACTTACTGTTGCGCGCCTTTTATCTTTGACGATAATACTTACCTTAGCGATAGCTTGTCTGATAGCATCGCGGTATTACAAGATGTCATAACTTGGTTCATAAACTCTCGCATCACGAACGTTCGTAAAGTCATTCAAGATAAACTTGTTGTCCACGCTAAGAACATCGAAATGGGAGACTTGGAAGATCGTGCTCCGGTTATCCGAATGAAGTCAAGTGCACCTGCTGACATAAATAAATCAATCATGCAGCTTGCCTTACAAGATGTCACTACAAACCACATTGGTGACGCAAAATACCTCCATGAAATTGTTCAAACTGTTACTGGCATCAACGATGCGCTTCTTGGACAATTCCAACCCGGCCGGCGTCCCGCTGCTGAACATCGTAATACTTCTGCTGGCTCTGCTTCACGGCTTAAAACCGTTGCTGCCGTTATTTATTGGGTGGCTTTGGAGCCTTTAGCACGGCAGATGTTATCGAATCTAAGGGACGGTTTAGAAGACGAGACCTTCGTGCGCCTTGTTGGTCTTAAAAAGGCTGTTGAAGGTCAAGAGTTTGTTTCTGTGACTCGTGAAGACCTCGTTGGCAATTATGATTTCGAGATTTTTGATGGCACTCTGCCGTCAGAACGCTCATACACTGCTCAGGCTTTGGAAGAAATCTTGAGTGGTTTGATGAAAAACCCAGAAGCCACGGTAATGTTCGGCCTCGATCCACGTAAGATTTTATTCGAGATCATGGAACTTCGTGGTATTCGCCATCCAGAAAGGTTTGAGCTTGACAGAGCAATCACTAACCCTCTCGCAGCGTCTACGGGGGCTGCAAACACTAATGGAGAACCCGTTATTCAAAGAGGTGCTGGCCAACCTCCAGTTGGAACAACGAACGGCGATACAGGAGGCTATTGATGGCGATGTTAACCAAAACAACGAGCATTTTCGCCAAGTTGGCTTGTTCAAAGGTCTTGGACGGGTGGAAAACTTGGTCGTAGAAATGATAAACGAAACACAAGAAAAACTAAAACAGGAGCAAATGTATGAGCGGACAGAATGAAAACGCGGTAGGCGAGGAAGAACTGAGGCCAGATGGTTTGCCGAATGCGGTGGATGGTGAGCAGGACGTAAGGGCTGATGACGGCGTTAAAGGCGCTGATGATAAGGTCGTTGATGATAAGGTCGATGATAAACCAACTACTGAGGAGCGTATCACGGCTGTTCTTGAAACCCTCGTATCGAAGCGTGATGATAGCACCACAGACAAACCCAAAGAATACACTCAAGATGAAATCGACCAGCTTTTGCAGGTTTACAAACCGAGCGAGAAGCTAATTACGGACTTGCGAGCGGAAGACCCTAAGATTGCTGTTGGTGCTATTAAAGAGCTTGTTGCGGGCGTTATCAAACAAGCTAACACAATGGCCGACCTCCGTATCCAGCAAATCGTCGGAGACCTTCGTGAGAAGGAGTTGACACCGTTACAACGCTACTATCAAGAAGCCGCGGCAGCGCGCGAGGAACAGACGTTCTATTCAAAGAACGAAGACCTCAAACCTTACGAACTCATCGTTAACGCGGTGACAGAAAAACTCGAACGGTCTGGCAAGACCTTCGACGATAAACAAAAAGCTTTTGATGAAATCGCGCGAGTATCACGCGATGCAATCAAATCAATGGGGATCACTCCAAAGAAGGGTGCGAGCGGTTCTGCCGGTCGAACTTCATCCTCAAGTGGTTCTCGGATGTCTACGCTGTCTAGTGGCAGCGGTGGACGGGTTGCAGGTGGGGGTTCCGGTGCTGAAGATAAGCGTCGGACTGGTATGGCAATCTTCGACGATAGCGAATAGTAAAGCGAAAGGACAAAGAAAATGGCGATTCTAGGTCTGGTCTCCACTGAGTCAATGTCACAGCCGACATACTGGGAGGCCAATTTCAGACGAAAGGTGTTTCATCAATATCCGAACGGAGCGATGTCAATCATCGGGCTGCTCTCTTTGATGAAAACAGAAACGGTTCCTACACCAGAGTTTACTTGGTGGGAGGAAAGGTTCAGGAGGCAGTATACGACGACGGCAAGTCAAGGTTCGTCCAAAGGACCGTTCAGGCTAGATGCTGACGCGGCTGATGGCGCGGACCCATTCTTGCCAGTGGTCAATACAAACTTCACTCTCTATGTGGCTGATAATACGATGTTTCGTATTGGCCATGTAGTGATGATTACGGGACTAACGAACGCTGGTGGTACTGTCACACTCAATCCAATGCGGTGTGTAGTAACATCAATCGTTGGCACCACAAAAATCCACATGCGCGCTATTAGCCTGCCTGCTGGTATTAGTACGGGGTTTGATAACGGTGTGACAAATGAGAATGTCGGTAAGGGAGTCCTTGCTATTGGCACTGCATTTGCACAAGGAGTTGTAAACCTCACTGGTGAGGTATTCTACCTTCCTGACTCGTTCGGTAACAACACTCAAATCTTCCGTACTCCGTTCTCCTTCACTCGGAATGCGATGAAGACTCCAACGAAGTTCGACGAATCTGGAGTATACAAGGAAAAAGCGAAACAGCATTCGTTATATCACATGGTTGAGATGGAACGTTCAGCACTATGGGGTGAGAAGGCGAAGTTCGTTGCGTCAGGTAGTGCCGACCCCACAACCGGCGCTGGCCTACCTGAGTATAAGACTGGTGGCATTGTTGGTTGGTTCCTGCCTCAATGGGAAATTGCTGATTCTACTTATCGTGGTGGTACTGGAGCACCAGCTCTTACTCTTGACTCTGATGACGACAAGCGAATCATTGCCAATTCAACTGGCACGATAAACGAAGCAACGTATGACGACTATCTTGAGCGCATGTTCAGGAAGACAAATAATGTTACCAATGAACGGCTTGCGGTATGTGGCAACGGTCTTTTGAAGGTCGTTAACCAAATGTACCGTAAGCTTGGAACACTGCCTCTTGAGGTGCCGACTCAAGAAGCTTTTGGAATGAGGATTGTGCGCCATGACTCACCGTTCGGAAGTGTGTATTACAAGAGTCATCCGCTATTCAACGAGGACAAAACTGGTGTTGCGACAGAACTCTATCGTGCCGGTTTGTTCCTAGATGTTCACAATCTTCGCTACCGTCCGGTAAGTGATAGCGATACCTTCCTTCGCCGCGGTATCCAGACTCCTTCAATGGATGGCCGTACTGATGAGTGGCTCTCTGACACTGGCCTACAACTTATGTTCCCGGAGTCATTCTTGTTCCTCCAGAATGTGAACGCATACGTTCCGTAACAATATGGCTGACCTCCTAGCATCAAACGTCACTGTCCTCGACGCTTGGACGACAGGTGATACAAGTAGTAAGCGTAACGTGGTAAAGCGGATTAAATGGACAAGTACAACTGCTGGTGGCTACACGAATAAGCTTGTAGCCACAGCGTTTGGCCTAGTCAAGATTCTTCGTTGTGGGAACATTCTTTTGGATGCTGCAACGAAACAAGTCTATCCTGCAGTACCATCCGCGGATGGAGCGATTATAGTCGCATCTAATCCTGCACAAGCCACCGATGCCAACAGGGCTGATCCTGCTGACATTGCGACATCAACTGACTTCGCGTATTGCACAATAGAGGGCGTGTAGCTCTCACAACCAAAAGGAAAAACATGGATACAATCAAAATCACCGAAAACGTTCGTGAGATGGAACCACCCATGCCAGGTCCAGTGAACTACGATCAAGCGGTTCAAAAGACTGCTTCTTTGCCTGCGATCCAGCCTGGTGAAAATGATGTGGGGCAGTACAAAACTGGCGCACAACCGAAGGACGACCTTGGTGGTCTTGCGAAGTTTAAGTAAAGGAGTGTTGGACTGATAGGGAGGAGTGGAGCTTCGGCCACTCCTCCCTTACTAGTATGCCTCTAACAGCGAATGATTTGATGAACGCTGTCGCGTCGTTTATGCAACGACGACCCGACAATTTCGTCCGGAATGGATTTGACGCACTTTTGAGAGCGTGTAATAACGCGCGCCTTTATGCAGAGCGTCAAATCGACTTCGAGCTTTCGCGGGTTAGTGTGACGGTGCCGAATGTTGATTTGAACAACGGAGGGAGTCTTGATAATGCGGTTTTGTTTGGCACGTCGACGCCGGTCAACGTTAAGAAAATCAAGCGACCTTTTATAGCTTTTGGGTCAAACAGTAACTCTGTCCCTGTTGGTTTCTATTCCCGTGACTCGTGGCTCAAGAGGTTAAAGCGTCTATGGGAGCAGGTGCTTCCACCACAAACCGCTGCTGTTACTATTCAGAGTCTTCAACAGTTTTGGACTCGTGAGTTTGTAGCAACACTCCAACCCTATGCTGTGATTCAAATGGGGCGGCAAGTATATGTTGCACCAGCAGACAAAACAGCTTTAGGACAAACCTTCAGCTTGGATTTCGATGTCTTAAAGTTCCTTCCAAACTACGGTTCAACTACTTTAACAGGAGTGACATCATTTGCACAGGATAATAAACTAATAGACACTAG